CTGAAATCAACGCAAAGTACCCAGGTATGCAAGTGTTGGTATGGGGCGATCCAGCTGGTATGGCGCGGGATGCCATCTATGAGGTAACAGCTTTTGACTTCCTCAGAACTTTAGGTCTCAAGGCACAGCCAACACCCTCGAATGATTTTAAAGTTCGTAGAGAGTCAGCTGCCGCGCCCATGCAACGCTTAATTAACGGCAAGCCGGGGCTGATAGTTGACACCAAGTGCAAGCTACTGCGTAAGTCTTTGGCTGGTGGATACCATTTCAAGCGAGTATCGGTAGGCTCTGGTCAGGAGCGGTTTAGGGATACCCCAAACAAAAACGAACACTCCCACGTTGGTGATGCCTTTGGATATCTCTTGCTAGGTGGAGGTGAATACAAGCGCATGACTCGTCCAGGAGATGTCTCATCAAGAACTTATGTAGCCCAGACTGTGGCCAATAGCGACTTTGATATATTCTCAAGATGAAAGTAACCATACCTTATGAGGTATTGAATGAGGAGATGCATCCCAAGAGAGGGGTGTTCTATCTGCCATTTGTGATTGACCACTTTGACCAGCTCGATACTACCCAGCCAGAGTTGTTAGCGGTAGCTAGAGGCTATGACCTTAGATCCATGATACATAGCCAAGCAACACTCGGCACAGCGGTTACTGCGTTCTATCGCAATAAACCGATAGCCATCTTTGGAGTTGTATTGTTTTGGGGTGGAGTTGGCGAGATGTGGAGCATCTTTGATAATCAGGCTAGAGAACACCCAACATCTATGCTTAGATGTGGCAGAACCTTTGTAGATATCGCAATCCGATATCTCCACTTGCACAGACTGCAAATAACTGTTAGAACTGACGATATTCGGGCAATACGTTATGCGCAAGCATTAAGGTTTGAGACCGAAGCGATTTTAAAGATGTATGGCCCTGACAAGGTGGATTACTTACTAATGACGAGGTATTAAATGGGTGGATTATTTGGTGGATCTCCAGATACTAGTGGCGCTCAACGAGCAGCTGATGAGACTAAAGAAGAAACGGCTCGCATTCGGGCGCAAGCTGAAGAAGAAAAGCGCGAACTAGCCGAGCAAAACGCAGCTCGTGCTAAAGCACGATTACGAGGTGGTAGCCGAATGTTGTTATCGGATACACGTTTAACCCCAGAGACAGGCATCCAAAAGCTTGGCTCTAACGATATGAAAGTGAGCTAATCATGGGTGGATTATTTGGAGGCGGTGGTGGTGGCGGTGGTAGTCCAAAGGCTCCAGAGCCTGAGAAAATACCAGAACCAGTTGCTGGTGTTGAGAAAGCAACACAAGCACAAGAAGAGGCTGGCGCAAAGATGCGTGGCGCAAGACGTAGAGGCCGTCAGCTCTTGTCGGATGCACGTTTAAATCCAGAGATGGGGATGAAAGAAACCCTCGGCTCTAACCAAAGCCTATAAAGGACAATCATGCCAGATACAGATAAGATGCAAGCCAAAGTTGCCAAAGTAATGCGTGAGTATTCTAAAGGAAAACTCAAGTCAAGCTCTGGTCAGAAAGTAAAAACACCAGCTCAGGCAAAAGCAATTGCAATGTCTGAAGGCCGTAAAGCGGGAGGGTATTAATATGAAAGCTGGCCTCTATGCCAATATCCATAAAAAACGTGAGCGGATCGAGTCGGGATCTAAGGAGAAGATGCGTAAGCCTGGCTCTCCTGGCGCACCAACTGATGCTGCATTTGTTAAAGCCGCTAAGACTGCAATGAAGCCTAAGAAGAAATAATGCCGATTACAGTTGAGCGTGAGTCGCTCTCTACTAAATCTCGCCATGTTTCTCCAAGCTACGTTGATAAAGATAACGTACAGACTCTTGCGAGTTCGGATAGACCATTCCCAACAGTTGATATAAATCATCTGCGTTTGCATGAGGGTCGTGCGTATTATGTGTATAAAACACATCCAGATAATGGTAGATTGGCAGTTGGCTCAAGCATTAATATTGCTATTGCGTGGCCAGCTGGACTAGAGGCTCACGCGTTTGTTGATTATCAATGTGGCGGCGAGACTGAGGTTTACGCTTACGAAAGCTCTACAACTAGCGGCGGCACAGCAATGACTTTGCATCGCCGTAATCGAGTAATTACTACAGCAAGCCAAGCAGCTGCGGTATTAAATCCAACTGTAACCGCAGTAGGCACAGAGTTTTATTCTGAACTTATTACAAGCGCAGAAGGTCAAGGAAATAGAAGTGGAGCTGGTGGCAGGGGAACTAGTTTTGAATTTATTTTAAAGCCGTTGACAACATATCTGTTTCGTTTAACGAATGTAAACAGCAGCTCTCAGATGGCTGAGATGCGTATAGATTGGTACGAATGAAGAAAGAGCATAAGAGTCCTAGCGGTGGTCTTACTGAGGCTGGCCGTAAATACTTTAAGCGGACAGAGGGCGCGAACCTAAAGGCTCCTGTCAAGGAAGGCACGAACCCACGGCGCGTATCTTTTGCTGCTCGATTTGGTGGTATGGCTGGCCCACTCGTTGATGAGAATGGAAAGCCAACACGCCTAAAGCTGGCTCTGAAGAAGTGGGGATTTGGTAGCAAAGAGGCAGCTCGCAACTTTGCGAATAAGCACAAAAAGGATTGATATGGCTGAGATGATGAGATTAAAACCAGAGGACATCCTCAAGCGCCACGACATAGCGTTGCGTAAGAAAGAGGATTTTAGAGACCTATACGATGAGGCATATGAGTTTGCTCTGCCACAGCGTAACCTTTATGACGGCTACTATGATGGTAAGGTTGGCGGTGCTAAGAAGATGAATCGTGTGTTTGATGCTACTGCTATTAATTCAACTCAGCGCTTTGCTAATCGTCTACAGTCAGGAATATTCCCGCCACAACGCAAATGGTGCAGATTAGAAACTGGCCCAGATATTCCAGAAGACCGCAAAGCAGAGGCATCCGCAGCGCTTGATATCTACGCAGACAAGATGTTTGCAACTCTCAAGCAATCTAACTTTGACATTGCGATGGGCGAGTTCTTGCTTGACCTGGCAGTTGGTACGGCTGTAATGATGGTTCAGCCTGGTGACGATACCAGCCCAATCAACTTCATTCCTGTGCCACAGTTCTTGGTTGCCTTTGAAGAGGGCGCTAATGGTCAGGTAGACAATGTATACAGACGTATGCGTATTAAAGGTGAGGCAATTATCCAGCAATGGAGAGATGCTGAGATTCCTACAGACTTACAGCAGAAGATTGACCAAAAGCCAACCGAAGACTTTGAGTTGATTGAGGCTACAGTATTTGATCCAAAGCGTGGAGATTTCTGCTATCACGTTATCCACAAAGAGTCTAAGCAAGAGCTGGTCTATCGCAGACTCAAGAAGAGTCCTTGGGTAGTCAGTCGCTACATGAAGGTAGCCGGTGAGATATACGGCAGAGGCCCATTGATTACTGCGTTGCCTGATATCAAGACATTGAATAAAACACTAGAGCTAGTATTAAAGAACGCATCTTTAGCTATATCCGGTGTGTATACAGCTGCTGACGATGGAGTTCTTAATCCAGCAACAGTCAAGATTGTGCCTGGCGCAATCATTCCTGTAGCTCGTAATGGTGGCCCACAAGGTGAATCACTCAAGCCATTGCCACGAGCTGGTGACTTTAACGTAGCTCAAATTATCATGGGAGACCTACGCGGAAACATCAAGCGCATACTGCTAGACGAGAGTTTGCCTCCCGATAATATGTCTGCTCGCTCCGCAACGGAAGTCGTAGAACGTATGAAGGAGTTGAGTCAGAACCTCGGATCTGCATTTGGCCGATTAATTAATGAGACCATGATTCCACTTGTATCTAAGATACTACAAGTCATGGATGACAGAGGCATTATCGATATGCCTTTGCGTGTCAATGGACTAGAGGTTAAGGTAGCGCCAGTTGCCCCATTAGCTATGGCTCAGAATATGGAAGACGTAACCAACGTCATGCAGTTCGTGCAGATGGCTCAAGGCTTTGGCCCAGAGGGTCAAGCCACACCTAAGATGGGCGAGATTACAGACTATATCGCAGACAAGCTGGGCATCCCATCAAGGTTGCGTAATGACTCAGCAGAGCGCCAATACAATCTCCAGCAGATTGCTCAACAGGCAGCTCAGGTTGCCGAGCAGAACCCAGAGGCTGTACCCGAAATGCTGAAAATGGCTGGAGGCTAATAGATGAATGTTGACGGATGGGCTGGCTTAGAAAGTGTAGTCACAGATATTCGCGATGTTGACCAATCAGTAGAAGACCTAAACAAACTATGCCTTAGAGTTCTTAGCTCTGAGGATGGCGAGAAACTAATGAAGTGGTTAAGAACTACTTTGTTAGAGCAGCCAGTTGCCTTGCCTGGCGCTGATCCTAGCTATGCTTTTTACCGAGAAGGACAAAACAGCGTAATTAGGGATCTTGAAGCAAGGATTAATAAAGCAAGGAAAATGTAAACATGGAAACTACCGAAGCAGTCCAGCCCACAGAGAATGGTGGCCTACTGGACTCAGTAACAACTGAGGACAGCCAAGGTACCGAGCAGCAAAACCCAGAATCAACACAGATATCTCATTTAGCAGAGCAAGAGGATGACACTCCGCTAGACCGGCCTGATTGGTGGCCTGAGAACTTTTGGAAGAAAGACGATTCAGCCCCCGATCTAGAAGGCATAGCCAAGTCTTGGATGGATCTTAGGAAACAGATATCGCAAGGCAAACACAAGGCACCCGCAGATGGTAAGTATGATGCATCCGCATTTGGTGCTGTTCCTGAGAATGACCCAGTTCGTAGCCACGTTATGAGTTGGGCGCAAGAGAATGGGATATCGCAACTCGCTTTAGATAGTTTGGTTAGCAAGGTTGTTGGTATGGGGGCAGAGAAAGTAGAGTCTGTTACCAGATCACTTGCTGAAGAGAAAGCATCTCTTGGCCCTAACGCAGATGTCATTATTAAAGGAATGACAGATTGGGCTAGAGGTCTTGTAAACAAAGGGGTATGGGGCAAAGATGATTTTGAAGAGTTTAAGTACATGGGCGGTACTGCCAAAGGCTTAAAGGCTTTGATGAAACTGCGTGAGACCTATGAAGGTTCTCGCATCCCAGTTGAGTCTGTACCTATTGAGGGCGCTCCCTCCAAAGACGAGTTGTACCAAATGGTTGGTGATCCTAAGTACAAGACAGATCCATCCTACCGCGCCAAGGTTGAGAAGATGTTTGCTCAGAATTTCGGCTAATATAAAGAATCTCCTCACGAGAGTGACCCTTGCCCCGGTGCAGTTTGCCGGGGGTTTTTTTATCCACATTTAGTAGATGTAAAAAATATTTCACTAGATGTTGTATTTTTCCTACATTTCTGCTAGAAACTCATTAAGGCATACCATTTAGTTGGCCCTTGATGCAGATTAATCTGACGATTGGCTACCGCAAGTAGCAAGCGTAGGCCCTGGCAACAGGCACACCAAAGCAAAAACCCAATTTATTTTTTACCTATTTAGGAGAAACACATGAGCATTTCATTATCTAATGCCTTTGTTACCCTCTTTGATGCTGAGGTAAAACAGGCTTTCCAGGGCAAAGCAATGCTGGTAGGTGCTGTTCGTCAGCGTAGAGGAGTAGAAGGTTCTACAGTTAAATTTCCAAAAGTTGGCAAAGGTGTGGCTACCCCACGCATTAGTCAATCTGATGTAACCCCATTAAACGTAGCATTTTCAAGCGTAACTTGCACCCTATCTGACTTTAATGCCGCTGAGTACAGCGACATTTTCAGCCAGGCTAAAGTTAACTTTGATGAGCGCCAAGAGCTTGTACAAGTTCTAAGCAACGCTATTGGCCGTAGACAAGACCAGTTGATTCTTGATGCTTTGACAGCATCTAGCACCAGCTTGACTGTTTCTAACGATATCGGTGGTAGCGATACCAACATGAACGTAGCCAAGTTGCGTGAAGCCAAGAAGTTGTTGGATAAAAATAACGTACCTCCAGAGGGTCGTAACATTATCCTCCACGCAAATGGTTTAGCATCGTTGTTGTCTGAGACAGCTGTAACTAGCTCTGACTTCAATACTGTTAAAGCTCTTGTTGCTGGTGAAATCAATACGTTCTTGGGCTTTACTTTCCATGTCCTTGGTGACCGCTCTGAGGGTGGCCTAGCAGTTGATGCGTCTTTAGACCGCACTTGCTTTGCTTTCCACAAAGATGCCATCGGCTATGCAGAAGCTATTGCCCCACGCACCGAAATTAATTACATCCCTGAGAAGACCTCGTTCCTCGTGAACAGCATTTTCTCAGCCGGTGCAATTAACATCGATGATGAGGGTATTGTCAAAATCACCGCTCGCGAATCTTAATCTAAGGAGAGAATGATATGGCATATTCTAATACTGGTTTAGTAACTGTTTGTGCATCGAAGTCTGGTAATGCACCATCGATGTATTTATATAAAACAACAGACACCCAAGCTACAGTTAATACTGTAAGCTACTTTGACAGCATTGCATCGCTGTTAAAAGTGGGTGACATTATTTTTGTCTATGACGCTACTACCCCCAGCTTAGTGTTGACTTACGTCAACGCTGTGTCTTCAGCTGGTGTGGTTGATATTGCTGATGGTACAACTATAAGTGCAACCGATACTGACTAATAGTATCTAGTAACAAGATGGGCTATTGCTGGCAAAACTGGCGATAGCCCATTCTTACATTGGAGATTTAAATGGCAGCTGGCGATACCGCACTATCAATATGTTCTGATGCTTGCGTGATGTTAGGCGCAAAGCCAATCTCCTCATTTAATGAAGGAACTGATGAGGCATCGATTGCAGACCGCTTATATGCGGATATTCGCAATCAAGCCCTTATGCTTTACCCTTGGTCATTTAGCTTTAAAAAGACCTCTATTGCTCAATTAGTAACAACACCTACTAACGAGTACCGCTACGAATATCAGTTGCCTGGAGACCGATTAGGATCCCCAAGAGCGGTATATGACACTAATGCCACAGGCATCCCGCCACGCAAAGAATACAAAATCATGGGTAGCAAACTGCTTACCGATTATCAACAGGTTTATATTGACTATCAATACGCTGTACCTGAGTTTGAAATGCCCAGCTATTTTGTGCAATTGCTCAAGTACATGATGACTTGGCACCTTGCATTACCTATTACAGACCAAACAGAGAAGAGCCAGTATTGGCAGTCTGTCGCTGTTGGCTCACCAGCTGAAAATGGCAGAGGTGGATATCTAAGACAGGCTATGAACATTGATGGCCTTAACCAGCCAACCAACGCAATTAACGATTTCTCACTTATTGCTGTGAGGTATTAATGGCTCGCTTTGTCTCTATCCAGACAAACTTTTCTACTGGTGAGTTAGACCCATTGCTCCGAGCAAGGGTTGATTTGGCTGCCTATCAGAACGCATTAGAAGAGGCTACCAATGTGGTGTGTCAGCCACAGGGTGGCATTAGACGTAGACCTGGCACCAAGTACATTTCATCCTTGCCAAACACTAGCACAGAGTCTGCTGGCAACGGAACCCGATTAGTTGAGTTTGAGTTCAGCACATCGGATTCCTATATGCTTTGCTTTACGCATAATCGGATGCACGTTTTTAAGAATAAGGCTTTGATTACAGCCATTAATGGTGGTGCTAATAATTATTTAGATACATCTGCATTGGGGCTTACTGGAGCTAGGTTGGCAAACATTGTATGGACACAATCTGCCGATACGCTTATTGTGGTTCATCCCGACATTAATCCAATTAAGATTGTTCGCGGTGGCACAGATGCTACATGGACAGGCACAGCAATTACTTTTGACTCTATTCCAAAGTATGCCTTTACCGCTGCTTTTTCTAATCCAGCGGGTACGCTAACACCATCGGCTGTATCGGGTAAGATTACATTAACCGCCAGCTCATCTGTATTTGTGGCTGGAAGTGTTGGCCAATACGTCAACGCATCTCCACAAGGTAGGGCTAAAATTGTTAAGTACACATCTGGCACCTCAGTAGATGCTATTACCGAGTTCCCATTTTTTAACACCTCTGCCATTGCTAATGGTTCGTGGGAATACGAATCAGGTTACGAAGATGTGTGGAGCGCTGGTAAAGGCTATCCGCGCTCGGTAACATTCCATGAAGGCCGTTTATATTTCGGTGGATCGAAGTCGCGCCCCTCTACCATATGGGGTTCTAAGGTTGGACTGTTCTTTGACTTTGACCCAACAGAAGGCTTGGATGACGATGCGGTTGAGGCTACACTAGACACCAACACATTCAACGCTATTGTTGACATTATCTCTGGCAGAGACCTACAAGTATTTACAACAGGAGGTGAATTTTATGTTCCTCAAAACGGCCTTGACCCAGTTACTCCAACGAATTTCTTTGTTAAAACAGCAAGCCGTAACGGCATTAAAGAAGGTGTTAGGGTTCAACAGTTAGAGTCTGGCACCCTGTTTGTACAACGACAAGGGAAATCATTAAATGAGTTTGCTTATACTGATACGCAGCTTACATACGTCACGCAAAAGATATCGTTGCTTGCTGGCCATCTCTTGCGTACTCCAACTCGTATGGCTTTGCGTAGGTCTGTGGCTACTGATGAGAACGACTTACTGCTAATTACTAATGCAGATGACGGCATGATGGCTGTGTTCTCATTGCTACGCGCCCAAAACGTCATTGCCCCATCCGAGTTTATTACTGTAGATGGATCCTTTGTGGATGTAGGTGTAGATATATCAACCATCTATGTAGTAGTCAAGCGCAACGTAAACGGCACATTCCAATACTTTGTAGAGGCATTTGACAACGACTTGCTTACAGATTGCGCTAAAACTGGTGGAGCTGCTGCATCTGTATCCATGAGCCATGTAGCTACAGAAACAGTTAATGTTATTCTTGATGGATCTGTACAGGCTAACCAAGCAGTACCAGGCGGTGGCACAGTTACATTCCCACGCTCATCAACTACTAAATTTGAGGTAGGTTTGCCTATCTCTGTAAAAGCGGTAACCATGCCGGTAGACCTAAAGCTACAGACAGGCACACGCATTGGATTTAAGAAACGGATTGTTGAGGTTAACGCGTTGGTGGCTAGTACCCAGCACATGAAAATTAATACGATTGAGGTGCCATTCAGAGCGTTTGGTGACATCCTTGATGAAGCGGTTGACGAGTACACAGGCACCAAAACAATACATGGACTCTTAGGCTATACGACTGAGGGCAAGATTACAATTGAGCAAGACGTTCCATTAAAGATGACCTTGCTTGGCTTAGAGTACAAAGTAGCAACACATCAGGGGACATGATATGGCACTACCAGTTGCAATAGCACTTACAGTAATCAGCGCAGCTGGCTCTATCAAGGCTGGCCAAGACCGCAACAAGATGTATCAGATGCAAGCCAAACAAGCAGAGGTTGAGGCTGACCGCAGAGCTGTGCAGTATGAGTTACAGGCTAACGATATTCTTAGACGTACTAACCAAGCCAACGCAGCCGTAGTGGCTCGTGGCTTTGCTGGTGGTATACAAGGTTTTGAGGGATCCGCTGGATTAATACAAGCTGTCAACAATACTCGCGGTGGCAAAGAGTTTACGTTTGCTTTACAAAATGCAGACATGGCACAACGCGGTGGTTTGATACAAGCAAGTCTGTATCGAGGTGCTGGGCAGATTGCTGAACAGGCTGGTTATTTTGATGCCGCTGGTAAGTTGGGTTCTGCTGGATTTCAGTTTGCAAAACTAGGATAGGTTAATTATGGCTGAACTTCCACGCTACCAACCAACTGGCTATTTGCCAGCAGACGTTCCACGTCTAGACTTTGCAAACATTAAAGAGTCTATAGCTATGACTCAGGGGATTAGCGCTGCATTAGACCGCCTATCTAGCTTTGCTTTTAAAGAGGCAGCAGAGACAGCCCAAAGAGAGGGCGCTCAATATGGTGTAGAGAACGCACCAACAATGGAGCAAGTATTAAAAGCCCAAGAGGCTGGGCAAACCCCACAAGAGTTGTTTGCTAAACCAGGCACATACTTTGGCGATGCAGCTAGAAAAGTTCAAGCACAACAAGTTCGCATTGATTTTGAAGCAAAGGCTAGACAAAACTTAGATGCAGTAAGTGCTGCTATTGATTCTGGAGCATTTGATTTAAATCAAATACAAACTGAAATAAAAGCGATTACTACTAAAAATGGTAGCTATCGCAAAGTGCTTGCATCTGTAGATGCTGACGAGGCATTGAAGTTTAGTGCATCAATAACAAGCGCTGGTAATGCTGTATACAAAAAAGCAACAGAACAATATTTGAAACTTGTTGGAATGCAAAACGAAAAGTTGGTTACCGATTCTCTTAATTCGTATTCAACAATGATTGCGGATGTGATAAAAGCAGAGCAAGACCCAACAATGCTTGCAGAAAGAATTAGGGCTGAAGAGAATAGCGCTATTAAATTAATAGAAAGAAGCACAAGGCCTGAGTTCGTAAAACAAAAACGAGATGAGTTGCAAGATAAGATTTACTCTAATATTGCTGACCACCTAATTGACTCTAGCCCAAATGCAACACAGGCTTTATTAAAGTTGCAAAAGGGAGACGTTGGTAATCTAAGCGAGTTATACAAAGGACTCGATAAAGATAAGCTAGGAGCTATGTTCTTAAAGAAGGCTACAGAAAGAGCTAGTGCATTAACCGCTGCCAAGAATATTGAGAAGTTGGGCAATGAAGAAATGGTAAACGATTTGTTAATTGAGTATTACAACCCAGCTACCAGCGCAACAAAAAAACTTGATATTGGTAAAAAAATAGCAAAGTCAAGAGTATTGTCTATAGACCAAATGGAAAAGTTTTTAAACCCATCATCAGATGGTGACTCTGCTGTTTTCTCAAATATAAGTTTGCAAGTTAGAACTGGTGTTATTACTGATTTAAATGATTTGCGTAAAATATCTGCTAGATCCGGGATAAGTGGAAAGCAACTTGCTGATCTATCCAAACAGCTAATAGATAGAACTGAAAAAGATGAAGGACAGGCAGCCGCTATTATTCGCAGAAACGCTGGGTTGCCGGATGTTAGCGTTGGTAAAAACAAAGCCAATGCTCACGCTTTTGCTAAAGAGGCAAAACTAACCGAATACTATAACGAGGCTAAGAAAGCACAGCTATTAGATACTGGTTCATTTGATCCAAAATCTGTCGCTAGTGTTGCTATACAAAGATACGAAAATGATGACAAGGCTAACATTGTAAAAAACAAAGCAAGAAAAGATATTTCTGGTGTTGTTGATTCGTTAGTCGCAAAGAAAAAAGTTGAAAAAGGTTTTGTGATTGATGAAAGTACCAGCCTAGATGATTTGCGTACAAGAAAAATTATTGATGAGAGTCAGTACAATTATTTAATTGGTTTACAAACTATATTGCAAGCACAATAATGGCATACACTAAATTTGAACAAACCTATGTAGATGCATATTTAAACAATATGTATCCAGATGTTGAGGAAGAAGTGCAGCCTCAAGATACCATGTTGGCCGCAGCTCCTACTACCGAGCCTACTGGCCAAGTTACTGTGTCTGGATTTCAGCCACAACAAGTTAGGACAGATGTTCAGCCAGAGCTTGGTGTAGCTAGACCAATCCCACAGAATAAAGCCCAAGAGGCATTGGGATACATTGGCGAGTTGCTAACTAAGGCTGGTGTACAGCTTGATAAGGTTGGGATTGATATACCAGTATTAGGTAGGATATCTCTCAAGGATTTAACTGTTGGAGAGTCAGGCAAAGTATTAGAAGATATGGCTTTAGGCTTTTACCCTATTGAGGGAGCCGGTGGCTTTATCTCTGGCACGACTAGGATTAAACCTGATCCCGCATTAGAGTTATTAAATATTGCACCGATTGCTGGAGCTGCTGCAAAGGCTGGTGGAAAGGCTGTAATTAAAGGTGCAACTAAAGCAGTACAGGCTACCAAGGGTATGCCAGTTGGCATGAGTACGCAGATGGTTGGCGAAGGTGTTAGCGAGCTTGGGTTCTATTCAGCAGCTAAAGAGGCTGTAGATGCTATCCAACAACCCAAAGGTACTGGAGACCAATTCTTAAAGCAGATTGAAAAGACTCCCGGAGTTAAGCCAGATGAGATTAAATGGACAGGATTAGATGATTTCTTGAAGTCTAAGAAAACAGTTACTAAGGCTGAGGTTCAAGAGTACCTAGACAAGAATCAAGTTGAGGTTAAAGAGGTTCAGTTGGGTTCTGGGCAAAACCAATACCCATATCGCACAGCTGATGAATGGCAAGGGGCTATTGACAGGGCTGAAAGAGCTGGAAATTATGATGAGTCTGAGCGTTTAACTAACGCATGGGAAGTGTTTGAGGGATTTGGTGTGCCTGACGAAGCGTTGGGAATACCTAACCAAACTAAGTTTTCTAAATATACATTGCCGGGCGGTGAGAACTATCGAGAGATATTGTTGACTTTGCCAGGCAGTATGCAAAAATTTGATTCAGAAAAAGTATCCATTTCTAGAAATAGGAGATCGGCTACACAGGGAACCTACAAGATTACTTATGATGGTAAACAAATAGGCGAGTTTTCTGACAATTTTTCTGTAGAAAATAATTACGCTGGTTTGTCAGATGAAGAAATAATGAAAACTGCTCAACAGTTATTTGAGAAAGGCAACCCATATTCTGGTATTGATGCCATGTCTGGTGGGTTCAAATCAACTCACTTTGACCAACCCAATATCCTAGCCCATCTCCGAGTTAATGACCGAGTAGATGCTGACGGCAAGAAAGTGCTATTTGTAGAAGAGGTGCAATCTGATTGGCACCAAACTGGGCGCAAAAGGGGATACAAAAATCTAGATGTTGAAAAACAGATTCTTGACATTGAAGAACAAATGTCAAATCTAGCTGATATTAGAGACCCAGTAACAAATCAAATTGTTAATGAACAAGAGTTTTCTGCTTTATGGCGCAAAAAAGATGAGCTTTTAAAGCAAATGGGAACTGTACCAGATGCCCCATTCAAAACCACATGGCATGAACTTGCCCTCAAACGTGCTATCCAACTTGCATCAGAAGGTGGCTATGACCGAGTAGCGTTTACTACTGGCAAGACTCAGGCAGAGCGCTATGATTTGAGTAAGCAGATTAGTGAAGTTAGTCTAAGCGGTACAAACTTAGTTGCTTATGATAAACAAGGTAATACAGTAATTAAACAAACTGGCGTTACAAAGGATAATCTTGCTGACTATATTGGCAAGGAGCCAGCTAAAAAGTTGCTTGACCAAGAGCCTCAAGGAACATTGCGAACAATCTCAGGCATTGACTTACAGGTTGGCGGTGAAGGCATGAAAGGCTTTTACGACACAATCCTACCTAAGTTCTTAGACAAGTACGCTAAGAAGTGGGATGCTAAAACAAGTCAAATGAATATGTTTATTTCTCCTAGAGATGGTTCTGTTCAAATCCAATACATTGACGTTACCCCTAAAATGAAAGAATCTGTTTTAACTAAAGGTCAACCATTATTTGCTGTAGGTGGAGCTGGCGCTGCAATGCAACAAGAGGATAATAAATAATGTCTATAAAACCACTTAACGAGCGCTTAGACGAGTTAGCTGGTCAAGGTGAGGTACAACCTAAACCAGTAGTTGAGATGCCCACAGAGGGCGCTAGAATCAATTTACAGGATGTCCAGCCTCTTGATTTTGAGCCAAGCGATATTGATGAATCCCAATCTATTCAAGTCGCTGGCAAGTTCACCCCCTTTGAAAACATTGCTAAGATGTTTAGCAAAGAGACCAAGGGCTTGGCCAACAAGGGCAAGGATGCGGTAGACGAGGTTGTTCCACCAGAAATAATTAAGCCAGTAACTACAGATGTACCCCTAAAAGTACCCAAAGCTAAGGGCATAGAGCAGCCTATATCAATCCAAAAGTTTGAGGAGGCTTTGCCCCTTGCTAAGACTGAGGGTGTGCCGCCAGAGCTATTACAAAACCTTAACCGCATTGAGGGGCCAGATGACCTCAAGCGTGTAGCAGATGCAATTAATAGAGCATCAGGCATCGAGGTAGAAAGAACCACCTTTGAGCAGTTGCAAAAGTTAGCCGTAGAGCGCGGTTTTGGCACATCGTTTATTCGGGAGATGGAAGACCTTAAATCCTTGTATGGTGACTTGCCTATTGACTATATGCGCTTTAGGTTTGCAGCGCACAATAACGTATCCCAGTTTTACGAAACAATGCAGAAGTCGGCTCTTGATCCTAACAACCAAGAGCTAAAGGCCGAACTGCTTTATCGTTTAAATCTACAAAGCGCAATCTTAGAGTCTGGCATATCTATCAGAACTAAGGCTGCACAAACAACTGCATCCGGCAACATTGTTATACCAGCTCCAGATTCTGATGAAATGAAGAGGTTGCTTGCTGATCCAAAGGTTGATGAAGGGCTAAAGGATTTGATGGGCGCAATGGATAACTTGCTTGAGACATCCTCAAAAGAGGGTCTCTTGAACAAAGTGTCCAAGGTTGGACTTTTGCGTGATCTGTGGGATTTAACATACAAAAATGGATTGCTATCCGCAACAGGCACACACCTTATTAACCTAAGTTCAAGCGTAACATTCATGGCTAGTACATTAGCGACTAGGCAGTTAGCTGGAATAGCTGGATCAATTAAGCGTGGGTTTGGATTACAGGCAGAGGTTGAGGTGGGAGAGGCGGCAGCTGCACTAGCCGCGGTAACCCACACTTGGAGAGATGCTTTACGTCTTGGCTGGGTTGCACTAAAAACAGGAACCACCCGCGAAATGCGTGAGGGTCAAGACGTACTTAGTGATGCTGGTGTTAAGTTTGAGGTGCAGTCTGGCAAGTTTAATGCTAAAGACTATGGGCCACCAACTGGCTACTTTAAAAAGTTTGTTACTGAGCCTTTGGGAATAGAAGATGAAAGTTACTATAAAGGCATAAACTCATACGCTACATTTGTATCATTGCTAGGCAACAGGCCAATTATGGCAATGGATGAGGTAACCAAGTTTCTTGGTTACAGAGCTGAACTTTATACTCAGGCTTATAGAGCAGCTGAGCAAGCCAAGCGCCAAGCAAGGTTAGATGGAAAGGTGGGCGATGAGATAGAAGAGATTGGCTTAAAAGCCATGAGCGATATCTTTATAAACACACCAAAAGCAATTGATGAAACCGCCACAGACTTTAGTCATATGTTGACATTTAGCAGAAAGCTAACTGGCGCATCAAAGGTTGTCCAAGAGTTAGCTCAAGAGAGCTTGATAGGCAGAATTAATTTGCCATTCGTTAAGACTCCAATTTGGGTTACTAGCGAATCAATGCAAAACAGCCTGATTGCCCCACTATCCAGTCAATGGCGAAAAGACATAGCAGAGGGCGGGGCAACTCGTGAGCTTGCTATGGCTAAGTGGGGCATGGGATCTGGCATTATGATTGGTGTTGGATCCTATGTTGCTGATGGTAGGATAACTGGCGGTGGCCCAGCCAACCAAAACCTAAGATCGGTTTACTTGGCGAGCGGGTGGAGGCCATACTCGTTTGTGTTTTCTGATGGCGAGTGGGATCAGGAGTTTGTCTCTTTCCTTGGCAAGATGCGTATGGATCCATCAGTTGGAAAAGATGGAAAACTATACGTTCCATTTAGGGGTTTAGATCCTATAGCTGGCTCGCTATCAATGGTGGCTGATGCTGTTGAGTATGCAAGATACGAGGATGACCAAGACCTTGTTGCACAAGTAATACTTGGTGGTGTATGGGGTCTCTATAACTATGTTGGCCAGCAACCCTGGCTAACAGCGTTAAGCTCTGTAACTGGCGCGTTCTCATCAACCATAGAGAACCCCAAGGCATCATTTAAAGCGGCTATAGAGTCCATCTTAACTGGTGGCGCAACCTATGCAATAGAGGGTTCTCCGGCCGGTATATTCAGCTCGGCTAGAGGTATGGTTGCAAGGATTGTAGATCCAACCGCAAGAGATGTAGCAGCCGATCCAAACGAAGACATGATAACCAAGGCTGCTCATAAAGCCATCAACAAATACAGATCCAAGACCCCAGGTCTTTCTGAGGATTTGCCAGAAAGATACGATATGTTTGGCGAGCTAGAGTACAGAGCTGACCCATCTAATCCAGGGCTATCTTCTCTGTCTGGTATTAGGTATCAAGAAAGCAAGCAAAGAACGTCTGACAAGATAATTATTTCTTTGGGTCTGCCAATTCAAAAGCCAAAGCGCATCATTGATGTTGGCGATGTTAAGGTAAAGATTACACCAGAGGAATACCAGTACTGGTTAAGCAGAATAGGCAAAGTAAGCATAGATGGTGAAGGAGTACAGAAAGCAATTGTAATAGCTGCAAATGCTCCTGGCTTTAATGTTCTTGGAAAGAATGAAAAACAAGAGACCATAAAAGAAGTGTACGCACAATATGTAAGTTTAGCTAAAGAGGATTTGCTTGAGCGTTTCCCAGCGATATCTATTAGGGCGCAAGAGGCTGAGGCAAAGCTACCGATTTATGGTGTACCAAAATAACGTAATAGACTTTTATGAAAAAATCAACTAGATTAGGGAAATATTATGGCTGATTATGCGATATCTAACGTAGCAAGACGTGTGGTCTACACCAATACTGGTGTCGGGCCATACTCGTTTACGTTTGAAGTTCTTGCCAATACCGATATCGCTGTATATCGCGGCAGTACATTACTGACTCTGACCACAGATTACACAGTAATTATCAACGCTAACGGCACAGGCTCAGTTACCTTGGTTGTCGCTGGCACAGGCAATATTACAATTGTTGGCTCAAGAGCAATTCAACGCACTAGCGACTATACGACAGGCGGTGACTTGTTCGCCAGCACCCTTAATACTGACCTAGACTCCCAGACCATCTACGCACAGCAAGTCGCTGAGACCGCAGAGCGTGGACTCAAGGCTCCAGTAACAGATCCAACAGATATCGCAATGACCTTACCAGCCAAGGATGGCCGTAAGGGTAAGGTATTAGCGTTTGACTCTACAACCGGCAACCCTGTAGCTGGCCCAGCGCTGGATGCGGTGACTACTGTTATCGAGCAGTCGGCCAACATTAATACTGTTGCTACCAATATTGCATCGGTTAATACTGTTGCTGGCAATACATCGAATATCAATACTGTAGCTGGCATTAGCGGTAACGTCACTACTGTTGCTGGGGTGTCGGCTAGTGTAACCACAGTTGCCGGTATCTCGGCTAACGTAACAACTGTCGCTGGCAATAATGCTAACGTAAGCACAGTAGCGGGTATCTCTGGTAACGTCACTACAGTAGCTGGTATCTCAGCCAATGTGACTACAGTTGCTGGTATCTCTAGTAATGTGTCAACTGTAGCCACAAATAATGCAAACGTAACAACTGTAGCTACAAATATTGCATCAGTTAACACTAACGCTACAAACATTGTTGCAATTCAGAACGCCTCTACTAACGCTACTAATGCTGCTACCTCTGCTACTAATGCAGCCAATAGCGCAACAGCTGCACAAAACGCACAGACCGCAGCAGAGGCAGCTCTAGATAGTTTTACTGATACCTACCTAGGTGCGTTTGCTACCGATCCCACGCTAGATAATGACGGCAACGCTCTGACTGCGGGTGACTTGTATTTCAATACAGGCATCAATCGTCTAAAAGTTTATAGTGGCGCAACGTGGTCAGTTGCAGTAGTTGACACAACAACTGTCGTTGAGAAAACCAGCGCTACTGGATCAGCTGTAATCCCAGCTGGTACTACTGGGCAACGTGATGGCTCACCAGCCAACGGATACTTTAGATACAACTCCACGCTCGCATCCTTTGAGGGATATGTCGGTGGTGCCTGGGGTGGAGTAGGTGGCGCACAAGCCGGTGGAGTTATCTTTGAAAACGCACTAACGATTAGCGCAAACTATACCCTGACAACTAGCAAGAATGGATTTAGTGTGGGGCCGATCACGATCTCGAATGGTGCCGTAGTAACTATTGGTTCTGGACAGAGATGGGTGGTGATATAGTGTTTTATACATATGCTCATTACACTCCAGAGGGTAAAATCTTTTATATTGGTAAAGGTATAAAGGATAGAGCTTATTCTTTTTCAGATCGTAGCCATAATTGGAAACGTGCTGTTAAAGATAACAAGGGTGTAAGCATTGAAATATTAGCTCATTGGGATACAGAGCAAGAGGCCTTTGAACATGAGAAAGTTTTAATTAGTTGTTTTGCTGATATGAAACAACCGCTAGTAAATAAAACAAAAGGCGGCAAGGGTGCATATGGAATTGTATTTTCAGAAGAGCGAAAAGAATATTTAAAAAATAAACTTACTGGCATTAAGCATAAAGAAGTTACTTGCCCAACTTGCAAAAAGGTTGGTGGCATTACAAGTATGAAACGCTGGCATTTTGAAAATTGTGTTGGCAATAAACCATACAGAGCAAGAGTCACTATTGATGGTAAGAGAATGTATTTGGGTTATTTTGAAACTAAAGAGTTAGCAACACAAGCAGAAATTAATGCGTATAACGAAGTAAACAAACCTTTGCCAAAAGAGTTTATTAGACATAAAGGGTTAAGCATATGAGTATTGTCTTAGTTGGAAGTACGAGCGGTTCAGTTACATTACAAGAACCAGCCGTTGCTGGTACTACTGTATTAGACTTGCCAGCCGTATCAGGAACAGTCCTAACCACAGGTTCTAGCGGTCAATCTATTCCTAAAGCAGCATTACCTACTGGTTCTGTGTTGCAAGTGGTCAATGCTACTTATAGCACTTCTACTGATACAAGTGGAAATACTTTTATTGATACAGGTTTATCTGCATCTATTACACCAACAAGTTCTTCAAGCAAAATATTAGTATTTGTAAGTCAAACTGCATTAGTAAAGTTTGGTGGAACTAGTAATGGTTCATATATGGCTTTGCGATTATTGAGGAATTCAACAAGTTTAATTACTTTTGAACCTCAAATTTTATACACAGGCTCAACCTTAGAGCAAAATTCTGCTTCAAGCACAACTTATTTAGATAGCCCAGCAACTACATCATCCACAACTTATAAAACACAATTTAGAAACGCTGGCATAAGTGGAACTGTTCGTATTTGTGCAGATTCTGGTACGGCAACTATTACATTAATGGAGATTGCGGCATGAGTTTAACAATTCAACAATCTTTAGCTTTACAAAAATTAAACCCATCCGTTGTAACCATTCGTGGCGATGTAGCTTACGATGCAGACGGCAACGAAGTCGCATACGATAAAGCCGCAGTAGAGGCTTATGTAGATGCTCATGCTTATATTGCTAAACGAGCCGCAGAATACCCACCCATCACCGATTACATTGATGGTGTAGTAAAGGGTGACCAAGCACAGATTGATAAATACATTGCTGACTGCTTGGCGGTCAAAGCTAAATTTCCCAAGGGAGTAGCATAATGGCTGTCACATTAAATGCGAGTACATCTACAGGACTGGTTCAGAGTGCTGATACAAGTGGAATTATTACTCTACAGAACAATGGCACAAACGCAGTAACTGTTGATAGCGGTAATCTTCAATTTAATTCAGGCTATGGCTCTGTTGCTACTGCTTATGGCTGTAGAGCGTGGGTAAGTTTTAATGGTACTGGTACACCAGCAATTCGTGCTAGTGGAAATGTAAGTTCTATTACTGATAACGGAACAGGTGACTATACAGTTAATTTTACAACCGCTATATCTGATGCAAATTATTGTGCAACCTTAGCATTTAGCCGTCAAACAGATGCAACTAGTGGGCAAATTGCAACAAACAATTCAACAGGCAATGATGTTGCCCCAACTACAACAGCATTAAGAGTTGGAATATTTTTACCTGGTACTGGCGGCAAAGATATTAGTTATGTCAATGTTGCGGTTTTCAGATAAAAGGATAAAAAATGAACAAAAGAATTATTTACCCTACTGATGATGGCGGTGTAGCTATTATTATTCCAGCCGAGTCTATTGAGTTAGCCATGAAAGACATTCCTGAAGGCAAACCATACAAGATTGTGGATGTTGCTGACATTCCTACAGACCGCACATTCCGTAACGCATGGGAGTACCAAGAATGATTACCATTAACTTTGACAAAGCCAAAGCGATTACTAAAGACCGCCTAAGAGCAGAGCGTACACCTTTATTACAAGCCCAAGATGTAGCGTTTCAGAGAGCGTTAGAGTCGGGTGCAGACACCACAGCAATCGTAGCTGAGAAACAACGGCTAAGAGATATTACCCAACTAGCTGACCAAGCCACCACGCTTGAGCAGTTAAAACAAATTGAGGTGAAATAATGCCTATAACCTTAGACGGCACAGCACAACGCTTTAATGAAGCGTTTGAGTACCGCAATGGCGAACTGTATTGGAAAATTAATACCAATCCATCAAAGCGTCTAATCGGTAAGCGTGCTGGTTGTATGTCTAGTATGTATGGTGTAGTAAACCTAGATGGTCAGGCTTACTGTATCCATAAGGTAATTTTCTGTATGCATCATGGTTATATGCCTGAAGTGGTTGACCATATTAACGGAGTTAAAAAAGACCACAGAATTGAAAACTTGCGTGCCGCCAATCATCAATCGAATAATTGGAACAAGACTGTGCAAAGCAACAATAAGTTAAGAATGAAGAACATTAGTTGGCACAAGCAAAACAAGAAGTATTGGGTGCAGATTACCCAAAATAGAAAGAAAGTTTACAGTCAAATGTTTGATGATTTAGAACTTGCCGAACTTGTAGCTGTCATGGCAAGAGAAAAATATCATGGTAAGTTTGCTAATCATGGAGAATTTAAATGCCAGTAATTATTGATGGTACGAACGGGGTCAACACACCCAATACCTTTGCGTTCAAGAATCGCATCATTGATGGCGGTTTCACTATAAACCAGCGTGGCTATACATCAGGCACTTCACTATCGTCAGGTTCTTACGGACACGACAGATGGAAGGGCGGTGCAAGCGGTGGCACATATACCTTTACACAAGGCTCTACTGGTGTTAATACGACCATTACGATTACTGCTGGTTCTATTATTCAAGTCATTGAAGGTGCTAATTTACCCGAAGGTGGCACTTATGTTTTATCGTGGACAGGCACAGCACAAGGCAAGATTGGTGCTGGTAGCTTTGGTGCAAGCGGAATAACAGGAACAATTACTGCGGGAACAAACACCAACATTGAGTTCAACACAGGAACTTGTGGCAATGTGCAATTAGAGGTAGGCTCTACAGCTACTAGCTTTGATTACAGACCTTATGGAACTGAATTGCAACTTTGTATGCGCTATGCACAGCAAATTGGACAGGGTGCTGCTGGTCGTGTGGGTGGAACTAATTATGCTGAGTTAGGGTTACTTTATGCCGTGCCAATGAGGGCTGGGGCGACTATATCTTTTGGTGGTTTTCCTGGCGCACAAAATAAAGTGTCAGAGCCTGGATTTGGTGACTTAACAATGACCTCTATTAATGCTGGACCTACTGCAAAAACAGGAGCATATTTAGTTCCAGGTTTCACAGGCGGTACAGCTGGAAGGATTGCCTTAATTCTTTCTGGTGACGCTTTCTTTGCATCTGCGGAGTTATAAAATGTATAAATTATTTTCACTTAACGGCAAAGTAGTATCCGTAAATCGTTTATCGGATGGAGCATCAATCCCATTTGACCCAGACAACACAGACTACCAAACCTTCAAAAAAGAAGTCTTAGCTGGTGCAGAACTGCAAGATGCCGATGGGAATGTGATGACGGATGCTAGTGCGTATATTGCGAGTTTGCCATGAACTTTATCTTTGCATACATCCTAGACCGCTTTGGCTTTATCCCCAGAGCTACCCTTGAGTTTCCTATTGAGAAACCAGTTGTTGTTAAGCCAGCTCGTAAGGCTGCTAAGAAAGTCGTACGCAAAAACGTACGCAAGAAAGCATAATGATGGCTCAACTTACCGAACAAGAGATTGAGGATATCGTTGAGAAAGTAACTGAGCGTGTCATTGAAAAGGTCTATACCAATATCGGTAAGTCTGTGGTCACCAAGTTCTTTTGGATTGTTGGAGTCGGAGCCGTTGGCCTTGTTACATTCCTAGCTGGGATGGGTCACATTAAGATCGGCTCCTGATGTGTCGGATCAATTTGGATTCCTAGAGGGTGCAAAGGGTCTCAGCAGTTCTCTAAATGCTAGTCGTGATGTCAGCAAAGAGCTGTCCAAGAGCATTGCGGATACCCAGAAAGAGGCATCTGATGTAGCCCAGCAGCGCAACCTTGATAGACGTAGGGAGCTGCGAGAGAATGAAGTACGCAAGGAGTTATTTCTCAAGCGTGTACTAAATGCCTGGGAACATGAAGAGGCTGTACGCAGAGAAGAGGCCAAGTTAAGAGCTGACTTCCTAAAGAAGTACGGCAAGAGATGGGCAGAGGTTGAGGCTCTTAGGGTCAAGCTGGAGAAACAAGAGAAAGAGTTTCAGAAAGCATTTGACTCTGATCTATCGAGGGCTAGGTGGGCGCAGTTCTGGTGCTTTACTGTGGCTGGTTGGATTGCTTATTTTATTGTATGGGGATATAAATAATGTTTACTCTGTTAACAACTCTCGTTTCATTCCTAGCCGGTGGCTTACCAAAGCTGCTAGATTTTTTCCAAGATAAATCAGACAAAGCACATGAGATGGATCTAGCTCGTATGCAGACTGAGCGTGAGCTACAGATGCTAGAGCGTGGCTACATTGCTCAAGCCAGAGTAGAAGAGATCCGCACAGAGCAGATTGCAATACAGTCAGCAGAGAAAGAGCGTGAGTCGCTCTATGCCCATGACATCGCTATCGGTCAAGGTGCATCTACATGGGTCATCAACGCTCGTGCTATGGTGCGCCCAGCGATTACCTATGGAATGTTTGTCCTCTTTGCTTTCGTAGAAATCTTTGGCTTTGTCTATGCCTGGAAGACAGGAGTTGACTTCAGCATTGCATTAGACGTGCTGTGGGATAACGAGACTCAAATCATTTGGAGTTCAGTCGTAGCGTTTTGGTTCGGAACTCAGGCCTTCTCCAAAAAATGAAAGTCTTTCTTGCTATTATCTTCTTCTGCCAAGGCGAGTGTGCTTTTTGGCGAGGAGATAGGGTTCACTATACCGAGCAAGACTGCATCTCCTACTTGAGTTTTTCTATAACTAAGTTTCCCAATGCTGCCGGTGCGTGTATCTCTGTGCCAGATTCTACACAAATATGATTGACCATAAAGTTATTGAGATGATTCGGCACCACGAGGGTGTACGAACAACTCCCTATCGGTGTCCAGCATTACTGTGGACAGTTGGTGTCGGAAGAGTAATAGATCCCAATCACATAAAGGTGAAACTTGAAGAGCGTAAGAACCTACCAATCCCAGACGGCTGGAACAGAACCCTCTCAATGGAAGAGGTGGATAAACTTCTTGCTGAAGACTTGGCAAGGTTTGAGAGCGGGGTACGCAGACTATGTCCTGATGGCCTTACTCCTGGGAGGTTTGGCGCACTCGTCAGCTTTGCCTTTAATGTTGGATTGGGTAATCTTCAACGCTCAACGCTAAGAATGAAACACAATCGCGGAGACTTTGAGGGTGCCGCTGAGGCCTTTCTCGATTGGACAAAGGCTGGCGGCAAGGTTCTCAAAGGTTTGGTATCAAGGCGCAATGATGAACGCGCCCTCTACCTAAGCAACACCATCTAATACTTTCTTACGATTCTGCTTTGCGCTGGTCATTATGACCATCTGAGTGGGTGATAGCATCTCAATGGTGGTTTTGTTTAGCGTGTTGAACTCCAACAGTTTCTTTTGCTTGTCAGCCAATGCCAGCTTGGAGTTGGCTACTTTATCCGCAACTGTGTTGTATTGGCTAATAAACTCTTCAATGTTTTTACACTCGATGGCATCCTTGCCGGGTATCTGTAGCCTAACTGACCCCGGAGGTGGAAGTGTTGTTTTTACGCTACTAGGTATATCCTCTTTAATCGAGTTCAGATCAACTTTCGGTGTGGGTGTAGGGATAGGTACCCCAGCGAGCTTTGGAATCGAATCTAGGGGGTTTCTAGCGGTTCTAGAGGCAGCGTTACCATCATCATCCTCTGGCGCTATACCACAGGCAGCCATCAGGCTGTACCTACGAGCGTAGGTCAGAGCTGATCCATACCCTTGGGGGTCTTGCTTGCTTGCTGGAACGTGTAGAACTCCACAGGAGAGAGACTCACCAGACTCATGCAGTAGCAATGTTTCTACATTGACTCCTGTATCGGACTCGTGGCATTTCTGTATCAAAGCGATGCCGTTATTGTTCAGCGCATCAATGACCGCCTCCACACAAGCAGCCAGGTCAGCGTACTTGGATGTGAAGTATGGATTGGTTGATGACTTGAGAGCTGGGCCAAATTCTTTCTGTGCCTTGACCATGGCTGTTGCGATT